CCGGGAAAGCCTCTAATTTATTTGCGTCCTGTTCTCAATGGGTTACGCCTGAAATCTCGTGAAGAACCCCGCAATATCCCCTTATGACAGCCGTACATAAATAGAGGGGAAGATGGCTGAGATTGGCGCTGGTCTGCGGGGGCGTCCTAGCCAATGCACGCGACCGGCCGGTTTCACGAACGATCGCCAGCATCTCATTACCCGGCCGACTCCCGCGACACCACCGTCTGGCTATCATTCTGGGGCTGGTTGATGGAGGACCCCGACTCGGAAACGGGATGTGACGGTGGCGGCGGACTGCTCGGCTTGAGGATCGCCGGAGCGACGCTAAATTAAATCGGTGCAATTAAGCTGCTTGTTTTCATTTCGGAATCATTAATCAGGTAAATTCCCGTCAGTAAAAAGCGCTTTTCGTTTTCCGTAGTAAAGTGTAGGGGCAAATTCGAGGGCCATGGTGAAAGCGGGAAAACGGGGCATAAGAGCGCCCACTTTTATTTTGGGATTACCATGGAGTTGGCAGCGTGAAGGAATCGCGCCGCCGGACAAGGTACCGCCGGGCCGGGCGTAAAAATAGTCCGACATCCCTTAGTCAGGATTAGTGTGTTCCTTTGCCCGTCAGGGCCGACATCGGTCGGCTCTGTACGCAGAGAAATTTGGGCGCCGGCAACGAGTACTGCCGGAGCCCGCAGACAATACGGACCGGATCGCAACGGCATAAATTCAGCGCAGACCGGGTGGGCTGCAAGTGCGCCCTTTCGGATCGTCGCGCTGGATGAAATGAGCGCAGAACAGGGGCGCTCAAGTTGTGACGGCTCGATGAGAGTCGATCCGGACGGCCAAACGATCTCACACTTTGCTTCTTCGTCGCACAAAACCAGGGCAGCATCGCCACGCCCCAACAGGACACCAATATGGAACCGATCAAGGCACATCCCATCGCGGCCATCGTTCCAGAAATGTCTCACGCGCAACTCTCCGAATTGGTGGCCGACATTCAGCAAGACGGCTTGTGGGAGCCCGTTCTGCTTCACCCGGACGGCTCGATCAATCGACGGCCGGAACCGCTATCGCGCATGCCTGGAGCCCGGCGTGGCGCCCACCTTCCGGACGTGGGATGGGCAGGGATCTCTGGTCAGCCTGGTATTGAGCCTGAACCTGCATCGCCGGCACTTGAACGCGAGCCAGCGGGTCATGGCTGCGGTCAAAGCCAGTGCGGTCCTGAAGGAGGAGGCGAAAACGCGACAACTGGCGCCGCAAAACAACAACCGCGGTAGAGCAGTTCAGGCAAATTTACAGGAACGGGAAAAAGGGCAGTGGCGTGATAGGGCTGGGGAACTGGTGAATGTTTCACCGCGGACCCTCGAACACGCTAGCACGGTTGTGGCCAAGGTGTCCCCGAATTGATTCAAGCCGTGGAGGAAGGCGCTGTCTCGGTGAATACCGCCGCCGATCTGGCACAACTCCGCGCGGGGGAGCAACGCGGCGTGCTCTCCAAAGGCCCGAAGCAGGTGCGGGCGAAGGTGCGCGAGATTCGGCGCGAGCGCCACCTGCGTGCCGCTGAGAAGAAGGGCGTGGAGTCCGCACCGGGGCGATATGCAACAGCGGAAGAAATACTGAGTGGCCGCTTGGTCGAGTTGATTGCCCAGTACGAGATGGGTTCCGCAGAGCGTGTAGCGGGAATTGAGATTGATCGCGACTTCGAGGACGGCCCGGTCGCGAGCATTCGGATTGTCCACACTTAGCCAGGGCACCAGCCCTAGATGGAGCTATCCCCGCCCCGCGCAGCGGCGAGGGCCGCTGGGGGTGGCTGGGATATCTCATCCTGCCTCGCCCCGACCTGCTGGAGCTTATTCGTATGCCCAGGGGCCGGTTCGACAGCTACGTGCGACGCCACCTGCTCGATATCCAGGAACCGGGCATAGGAGTGGGCCGCCCGGCCCGATACCGGCCGCTCGAAGCTCTGAAGCTGATGGCCATTGATGGCTTGGCCCAGGCCGGCGCCTGGGACCAGTGCTTGTACGACGTATTCCGGCAGCACGGCGCGTTCGAGGCCATCCTCCACGATTACTACCATGCCCCCTTATCCCAGCGGCGTGGCCGGACGGATCCCATCGAGATGAACACGCAGCAGGATCGCTTCTTTATCGAGAACCCCGAGAAGCCACATCCGTACGAGAGCGACCTCGAACTCAACGTGTCGCACGCCCGCGGCGAGTGGCCGCCGCGCGAGTGGCACACCCTGGTCTTCGAAGTGGCCACGTTCATTGAGGTCGCGGTGCCGAAGGTCATCGCATTTCTGGAGACGAAGGGCGTCCAGGTCGAGGACCGGTAGCCACGCCAATCGCATCGCCGTAGATCATGAGGAAGAAACGGTTAAGTGTTAGGCAATTTGCCGATCCCTTAACCGTTTCAAGGAGGTCTTTTATGGAAGGCGGTTCAAAACTATCGAAGTTGCAGCGCTGGATACTGACCCACGCGCATAAGAATCGCGTCGCCGAACATCGCGACCTCGGCGCAGACGGTGCCGACCTCTTTTACGGGCAAGTTCTCGCTGGGTTCTATCAGTTCCCGCGCACGGCTCCTTGGGAGATCTGGGAACCATGGCAAAAGACCCGCCCCGTCGCGCAGACCTTCTCGGCTTGCGAGATCGGTCAGGCCAAATACAACGCCGCTCATGCCGCTGTTTCTCGCGCTCTGGAACGCCTCCGACAACGCGGGCTGATCGACATCCTCCGTGGCACGTGGGTCTATTGGAAGGGTATTAATCTCACAGGGGCAGGAGCGGCGTTTGCGGAGCGCCAAGCCAACAATAGTGAAAGCTCCCCGCTCACCGCGTCGCCGCAAGCCGGCGCGGTGCTGGACCTCCAGACTACCTATCCGAATCCTGGACAGAGCAACGGCTGAGGCGCGCATCGCAAAGGAAAAATCTCTGCGCATGCAGTGGGACGGCCGCGAACTCAACGGCGACGATCCACCGCTGATCGCTCACGCGCTGCGGGCTGCCATTGCCCAGACGTACCGGGGCGTCGTGGACGAAATGGCGGGCGTCGAAGCCCGCCATCAGTTGGCCGTGCTGCGCCTCCTGGTGCCTGTGTTGGACCGATCTGCCCGGCGCCGGAGCGCCCGATAGGAACTATCCACGCGAGGTCTGGTTCCACGATGTCAAAAGACAAATATGCAGCCATCGGCTCCTGGCGTTGGTGGCGTGCATACCATGGCCTCCCGTTCGACCCGAAGCTGGCCGTAGTCACCAAAAGGTGCGGTGCCCGCCGCGGTGATGTCGCGGCCGTCTGGGTGGCGGTGCTCGATTACGCTTCGCAGCGTGAGGAGCACGGATCGGTTGAGGGGATCGACGCGGAGGAAATCGCGGTCTCGTTCGATTACGAGACTGAGTACGTCATGCAGATCATCGCGGCCTTCGAGGAGAAGGGGATGATCCGAGACGGCCGTGTCGCTGCGTGGGAGCGGCGACAAGTGCAGCGCGAGCGCAATGACGACTCGGCAGGTCGTGTTCGTGCATACCGCCAACGCCAGAAGCAGGCGAGTGTAACGCCATGTAACGCCACGGAAACGACTGAAACGCCAAGTAACGCCCCAGAGGAGAGAAGAGAAGAGGAGAGTAGAGAAGAAGAGAAAAACCTATGTGCATCGCCTGCTGGCGATGCACGTGTGTCGGTTGCCGCATCTGAACCCACAAAAAAGCCAGCCAGGCTGACTGAGAGCCTAACACCCCAACAAGACTTGTGGTTCGCAGAAGTATGGGGGATCTACTGGCGGCGCGTCGCCAAGAAGCCGGCACGTAAAGCTTTCGGCAAAGCGATCACGACCCCAGAGATGTTTGGGCGCGTCCTGGCCGCGATTCGGTCTCAAACACCGGAGATGCTGGCGCGCGAAGCTGCTCACCGTCCACACTTTGCCACCTGGCTCAACCAGGAGCGCTGGGGTGACGAGGCCGCAGAGCCGCCAAAAAGCAAATCTGACCTGGAGCGTGATGAGCTCCGCAATTTACTCGGGAGGTGATTCATGGTGTCGATTGATGTTCAGATGGAGAGCCTGGATCGGCTAGGCACGTTGAAATATTTTCCCGCCAAGCCGACCGTCGTCGCCGCAGTCGGCAAGATCCTTAATGAGCTTTGTCGCGATGACTCTGAGGCGAAACGGTTGGTAAATGCGGTACTGGCCGAATTCTCAGAGTGGCCGGGACCGCGCGCGATCAGGGAACTCCACACTGCGGAGGTTGCATCACGGCGCGCGCCGAACGTGAAACCCAAGGGTTGCTCGCTTTGCTATGACGGCTTCAGATCGGCTTATGAAATTCACGAGCGAATGCCGGACCGTAGCGTCCAGAAGCGCATCGTGTACCCCGAACCGCAGGAGATAATGAGCGCCTTCAAGATGGAGCAGCGGCTGGCGAATCCGAACATTACGGTGTACGAGGTCGCGACCTACTGCTCGTGCGACCTGGGCAGGATGCGCCTTGAGGCGGAGCGGAACCTCCAGGCGCGGGAGGGAGGCACGACATAAGGCCGCTGTGCTGGCGCACAGGCGGTGCAGGTTGCGCCAATCGGCGCGGGCGTGGCGACGACGGGTTCGGACGCATACTGGTATCCAGCTTGTTCAGAGAAATGGCGCCCGAATAACCCAAGAGCCGGATTCCGGCTCTTGTTCGAACTCATCGCGTCGGACATCCGGGTTACCGGCCTCGATGGCGACATCTGATCGTAAAACTTCATCCACTTAGCAATCGTGGCCAGGTTATATAACTCCCACGACTTCAGAATTTTGGGACCTGAAATCCAAGCCAAATTTTTGCGGGTAGGACGATAGCGCAAAAACCCCGCCTTCAGAACGATTTGCAAGTTGACGGTTGACGGTTGACACCCATGAGCATGATCTCTTTTCGTGAGTTTGCTCGTCGCAACGGTGTGAGCGCTGAGGCGGTATCGAAGGCGGTGAAGACCGGCAGGCTCCCCGTCCACGATGGCAAGCTCGATGCCGCCGAGGCCCAGGCCGCTTGGGACCGCATCAAAGATCCCAATCGCGCTGGCCGGAAATTGCCGCGTGCGGATTCGAGGCCGGCGCCGGCTCCCGCCCGAGAGTCTTCCGCGCCGGCGGCCCTCCCCTCCGGCTTCGGCGGCCATTCCTTCACCGAGGTGAAAACCCGCCGCGAGCAGGTTCGTCTGGCGCGCGATCAGGTCGAGCTGAAGCGCCTGCTGGGCGAGTTGGTCCCCGCTGCGGATGTCGGCCAGAAGATCGATGCCATGATCTACACCGCCCGTTCGAAACTCCTGGCGCTCGGCCACAAACTCGCGCCGCGGCTTGCCATCGAAACCGACGCCGCCAAGTGCCAGGAGATCGTTGACGAGGCGGTCCGCGAGATCCTCGCGGACCTCGCCGCTGGAGGTCCGATCCAATGACCGCAGACGAATTGCTAAACAGCAAGATGCGCGCGTGGGCACCGCCGCCGCGCATGACGGTCAGCGAGTGGGCGGACCGGTTCCGCTTCCTCTCGCCGGAGTCAGGCGCGAGCGCTGGCCGCTGGCACACGTTGCCGTTCCAGCGCGAGATCTTCGATGCCTTCTCCGATCCCGCCGTCCACAGCATCGTGGTAATGTCCGCGACCCAGTTGGTCAAGACCGAGCTGATCCTGAACTGCATCGGGTATGCGATTGACCGCGATCCCGGCCCCATGCTGCTGATCGTCTTCCGTGATTCGGATGCGGACACGTTCAGCAAGATCCGCCTGGCGCCGATGATCCGCGATACCGCCTGCCTCCGCGGGAAGGTCCTGGATGCAAAGCTGGCGCGGACCACCAGCACGCTCAATTACAAATCATTCCCCGGCGGCCACCTGACCATTGCCGCTTCGGGTTCGCCGGGTAACCTGAGCGCGCTGCCGATCCGCTATTTGTTCGCGGACGAGATTGACAAGTACCCGGCGTCCGCCGGCAGCGAAGGCGATCCGATCAGCTTGGCGCTAAAGCGAACCAGCACCTACTGGAACCGCAAGGTCGTGCTGGCCTGTTCGCCGACTATCGACAGCGAGAGCCGCATCCAGAAGGCCTTCGCCAGTTCCGACCAGCGGGAATACTTCGTGTCGTGCCACGCCTGCGGAGAGTCCCAGATGCTCGCTGGCATCAGGTCAAATGGGATAACAGCCTGCCCACGAAAGAGGACCGCGCGCGAACCGCATATTACGAGTGCGAACATTGCGGCGCGAACTGGAGCGACGTGGAGCGCTGGCACGCGGTCGAGAACGGCCGGTGGACGGCCAACGCGCCATTCAACGGCGTGGCCGGTTTCCACATCTCGGAGTTGTGCTCGCCGTGGAAAAGGCTCAGCGAGATCGCCCTGGATTTCCTGGTCAAGAAAGACGATCCCGAGCAACTGAAGACGTTCATCAACACCACCCTGGCTGAGACTTTCGTGATCCGCGGTGAGGCCCCAGCCGCCGATGCCATCTACGGCAAGCGGGAATTCTACGAGCAGGGCGTGGCGCCGGCTGGTGTCCTGTTCCTGACCATGTTCGTGGACGTGCAGCAGGATCGCTTGGAATGCGAGCTTAAAGGCTGGGGCCGCGACGGTCAGAGCTGGTCGGTCGGCGCGGACGTGATCCCCGGCGACACCTCGCAGCAGGAGGTGTGGGATATTCTCCACGGCGTCATCCAGGCCGATTACCTTCACGCGAATGGCGGCAGGCTGCCTCTGTGGGCCGTAGGGATCGACAGC